TCCTGCAGTATCTTACCGTTACCGCCATCTCGCTGTTATCAACGGTCTCCCCTGCTGCCTCCGTCTCGCTGCCGCCTTCTCCCGAAATAGTCGCATTACATTTGTAATAATCTGTCCAGGTATTTACATGATTTCCGTATTCATCGGCATCGACAGTCTGTTTCTGGAACATTACTTTCGTGTTCAGCAGTGCTATATCCATTAGAACCCCGCCTCTCTGCTTCCTGCAAGAAGGCTCCTGAGAGTCAGCATAAGTTCATGGAAGTCAGCTTCTTCCCTGTGTTCATAGCAGTACGCCGCAGTATACATTACGGCTGTCCTGGCATTCGCTGTTTCCGCTAACTTCGCGCTGTCGTCAGTCCTGATGATATCCATGCATATTCGTTCAGCAGATTCCAGAAGATGCCCTATAAGTTCATCGTCATCCGTATAGTCGACGTGAAGATACTGCTTTGCTTCTTCAAGTGTGATCAGCATTAGTGCCTCCTTTTAGTGACCTCAGGGCCGCATATTAGGCTGCGGCCCCTCAGACTAACTTATATATATGTCAGGACTTAAGCAGACTTCATCTGCATTGTCTTAACAGCTTCCGGAAGGATAAGCTTTCCGTCGGTACGTTCTGATGCAAGGAATCCGATCTGACCGTTTGCAGCGTAAAGCTCATTCAGTCTCTTAAATGATCTTCCCTGCCTGTCCGCGATCCAGTAGTATGAGTAATCACCAAACGTCATTACTTTATTACCGGCAGCGACTTCAGGCATGAATGTTGATGTCCTGTAAGCACAGTTAAGTATCGTATCAGGCTCTCCCATCTGTACAGACGGCTGCCATATGTACGAGCCGTTGTTATCCTTAAGCTTCCTGAGAGCACTTACCGTAGTATCGTTAAGTATCCAGGATGCATTCGCCCTGTATGGCGCACGAAGTGAATAGTAGAGATCCATTACATTATCGAAAGTAATGGAAGCTCCGGAAGTTGTGATCCCTACTTCAGCCGATGTTATAAGGCCGGTAGGTTTGCTCTTTCCGTCTCCAGAAATAAAGCCTTCCTCTTCCTTTGTGCCTATCCTTCTTCCGAACTCGTTAGCGATATATGATTCAAGGTCGAATGCATTATCGTTTAAAAGTTCTTCTGAAACCTTGATAGCGGTTCCCAGTTTATATGCACTGAGCGTTACCTGATTGAACTTGTCATCGCTTTCAGGATAAAGGCCGTTCTCGTCCATCCATGCAGCTTCTCCGTGACTGGCAACTACAGGAATCTTTCTATCGCCGCTCTGAGTAGTAATGACCGTCGCGATGCTTCTGAAGAAGTTTGCATCCTGCAGCGCGTCGATGAGCTTTCTTTCGAACTCATCCGGCACAAGGTACCCTCCGTCTGCGTCTGTGCCAATGGTCAGCACATCGTTCACATCATAGAAGCCTTTCTTTCTCAGGCTGTCCCAGAACACTTTCTTGTATTCTGCTGATGCCGTCCCCTTCTTTTCTTCCTTTGGTGCTGTGCCTCCTGGGATGTTGGTTATAGGCTTTGAAGTAGGCTTTGCCATCTCTTCATCGATTGCAGCCTGCTTTTCCAGTCTGTCAATTTCTTTCCCGAGAGCTACAACGTCGGCCTCCATCTTGTCGTAAGTTTCAGCATCTTCTGCTGATACGGTTCCTTCAGGAGACCTTTTTGTTTCAAGGAAAGCCTTAGCAGCCTCCCAGTCCTTGGCTCTCTTTTCTCTAAGTTCTAATATCTGGTTCATTTGTTCCTCCTTAATGGCTGATTATATTCAGCCTTTTTTCAAGCATTTCAAAAGGCACCGCGTCTTCTGCAGCACCTTCAGGCTCTTCTTTCTTTGGTATTAACTTTGACAGCATGGAGTTTGTTACAGCTGCTCTCGAAAACATCATTGCTTCCGGCGGCTCCATGCTCTGACCCGCATCAAACAGAATGTCGTCAGCGAAACCCATCTCCTTTGCCTTTGATGCGTTGAGCCAGGTCTCTGCGTCCATGAGATGCGATATCTTTGCTCTGCTCATGCCGGTCTTTATCTCATATGCATTCATGATGGATTCTTTTACTTCATCAAGCATGGCTATTGCTTTCTGCATTTCCGCTGAATCACCAATTGCTATTGTTGCCGGGTTATGGATCATCATCATAGCGACTGGGCTCATATATACATCTGTACCTGCCATTGCGATGACTGATGCTGCCGACGCTGCCAGGCTATCTATCTTGACAGTTACGTCATGCGGATAGTCCATCAGCATGTTATATATCTGTGCTGCCGCAAACACATCGCCTCCGGGGCTGTTGATCCAGACAGTGATATTGCCATCCCCGCTTTCAAGTTCGTCCCGGAACGTTTTCGGCGTTACTTCATCGCCGTACCATGTCTCATCAGATATCTGACCGTCAAGGTAAAGCGTCCTGTCAGATCCGAAAGCATCACCGTCTTCGTTCCTGATCCAATTCCAGAATTTATTCTTCATTCTTTATCTCCTCCCGCCGCAAATATACCGGCGTCTTTTAATTTGGTCATATTGCCATTAACTAATACTAGGTCTCCGCCTTCTTCAGTCGGAATAGGATTCATGTCTTCAAGCTCCCTTATATCGTTTGCTGACATCCAGCCATTCTGCCTGGCTGTGGCATACCCGCTCATCCTGCTCTGGTAGTCGCCTCTCATTAGTCCGTCAACATTAAGCTTTATGAAATACTGCTGCTTTTCGCCCTTAGAAAAAAGCGCCCTCATCAGGCTCTGCTCCCATCTTATGACCCAGGGGTCAAGCGTGTACTTTACGAACTCAAGTGACTGCTGCTCTATATTTGAGAACGACGACTTCTCGAGATCTCCTATCATGTGAGGCGGGATCCTGTAAAGCCTCGCTATCTCATCGATCTGGAACTTTCTCGTTTCAAGGAACTGCGCGTCTTCCGGCGCGATCCCTATCTGCTGATATTTCATTCCTTCTTCTAAGACAGCGACCTTATGTGCATTACCAGACCCTTTATATACTTCGTTCCATGACTCCCGGACTTTTGCAGGGTCCTTTAGAATGCCTGGGTGCTCAAGCACGCCGCCGGGGTTCGCCCCATTTGCAAAGAAACTGGCCCCATATTCCTCGCAGGCTATCGTCATTCCGACAGCATTCTTAGCCATTGCTATAGGCGAATATCCAACAAGCCCATCAAACCCCAGCCCCGGGATGTGAAGTACATCTTCTCTTCTTAGGATTACATTTCCATGCCTCTTAAAGTTTGGGTTCTCATCAGTGGTCCTTGTATAGATATAGAAGATCTCGCCGTTTTCATCACGGTCGACTTCCATTTTGTCGGGAAGCAGCGGATAGAGCGATGTAACTCTTCCTGCACCGTCACGTATGATCTGCGCATAGGCGTTGCCCCAAATAAGGAGATGGCTCATTAGAGTTTCTCTGAATACGAATGAGGTCATCTCGGGATTAGGTTCGTCATGCAGTATGTGGTACAAAGGATGATCGTAAACCCGCTCCTTTGCGGTACCGTTATATCTATATATGTAAAGCGGAAGCGATGCTATCGCCTCCGACAGGATCCTTACGCATGAATACACTGCCGTAGTCTGCATGGCGCTGTATTCCGTTACCTGCTTTCCGCTTGTAGTAGGTCCGAACAGATATGTTCTGTCTGAACCCGTATAGAAATTCTTGGGCTCGTCTCTCGATTTAAACAGCCCCTTAAATGGATTCATGTGATCGCGCTCCTTTCATTCCACGAAAAAAGCATCTCCGAAAAGATGCTTATTTTACACGAATTGTTCTAATATTAATTATTTTTTATGATTTTTGCAGGCTTTACAGATGTCTCTCCAGTCTTTCTATACTCATTTCTTAGACCTGAATATATATGCATTTAACGTATTATTTTACTAACACCGACTTGCCTCAAGTCATAGTTGTTTGCCATATGGTCTTCAATATATTTCAGATCAGTTTCCCATGCGCATATTGCACTGGACATGTCAGCCGATTTTCTCTTTTTGTTTAGCATACAAAGCATTGATAATAATTCAATTACTTGATTGGTAGTAACAAGTCCTCGTTCAATTAAAACTTCAAGCTTAAATTGGCGTTCATTTTTAGACAACCCATTTTTCGCTTCAACTGTATAACCATATCTATGTACTATTGATTCCGGGTTTAACGAATTGAAATCACTATCATAGTATTCTTCACCTTTGTGATAAGTTGAATTGTCAATAATCGGGCAGTCAATAAAGCCACTATTATTCAATCTATTAAAAACATCTGTTGTCATAAAATATGTTTCGCATTTTCGACAATAATGCGCAACTGCCTTTTCATATCTCATTTGTCGGTTGGAATCTAATATTGGAACAATGATTCTTATATCCTCAGTATCATGATCACCACTAGAACATTTACTTCTGCCTTTCACTACAATATCATGTGCTGTAATAAAGTGATTACTTCTTCTGCTGTAACGTTCTCGATATAAAGTAAACTCATCTTCAAATACATAATTAACCTTTAGGATTGAATTGTTTGTGATATCGTAAATGCAAACGTATAGTTTATCGTCCTTGTAAAATTTAATATTTGAATCAATTGATACTATCATGTTCGCTGGATGATCACGCCTAATTTTGCATTCTTTGTACATCGGCCGTGCAAGCTTAAATGAATTGTTACGTTCAAATAGTACATATTTTAATTGCAATTGACATTCTTCATTTGCATTAATATCTAGCCTAATTGCATTTTCTTCTTTAAGTCCATTTCTTAGTACCGTAATATCAACACTAAACTGCGAACACATATAATTATTCCTCTCGTGTAATAATATACTAGATGCTTATTATATCACAACTAGACCTCTTCCATCGTAGACAGATTCCGAAGTTTCATTCCCGCACCTTATGGCACGGTCGAGTGCCATGACTGTTGCAACAGCGCCATCGATTTTTTCAGTTGATTTTGCCTTATCCATTTTGATGTTCCCTACAGGATCCGTCCTTTTGTTCCTATATTAATTATTCTTTATATATCTGGTTGCACGTCCTGCCCCGATCTTTTTTATATGTCCTTCTTTTATCATGCGCCCTAGAACAGCTTCGACTGTCGTAGGACTTACATCAGGTAGGATTTTGCATATTTCATTTTTCGATATAGGCGCAATACTTCCAAGGACCGTAGCCTCTATTCTGGCATTTTTTGTGATCTTCTTTCCATTTACAATGGCGAATCTCTTATCCAGTTCCTTATAGCACATGTATAGCGTCTGCAGGTAATTTACCATGAACGGTCCGTAGTCGTTTTGGTTCTCATACCATCCTCCTGATGACTGCTTCAACGCTTCATAGTACTGCGGCTTGAATTTATTTATCTGCTCTTCGAATGATATATATTTGCCTACATCGTACCCGTTTTTATACATAAGAAGGAGTGAAAGGAGTCTTGATATCCTTCCGTTTCCGTCTCTGAACGGATGTATGCAGAGAAAGTCCAGTATGACGCATGGGATTAGGAGTAACTGATTTACTCCTGCATCATCACGTGCTTCTTTATATGCTAATATGAACTGTTCCATTGCTGCTTCTGTTTCAGAAGCTGGTACAGGCCTGAAGCGCACCGAACGCGTTCCGCTGCTGTCTATTTCAAGTATGACGTTATCGTCTGTTTTGAATCTTCCACCGAACTCATATGATGTATATGACATCATGATTTCATGAAGCCTTAGTATAGTTGATTCACTAAGATCCATATCATTATATCCAAGATGCACAGCATTTAATGCATCTCTGTATCCTGCTATCTCCTGCTCGTCATGGCTTAGAGGTGCGCTGCTTTCATTTACAATAGCAGCAATCCTACTGTCACTTGTTACAATGCCTTCTATTTCATTTGAACTTTTTACTGACTGTACTTTCGCAACTTTTTCAAGTTCAGTGAATATCTCACTGTAGCTGTCCTCGCGGGTATCGGACATTGTCCTAAGAGAATATATGCTTGCAGTTATCGATACAAGAGATGCCGGCAGCTTCCCATCTATCAAAAATGAATAATCGAATTTCTTCATAATCTGCATCCTTTCTGCATATATTTATACCATTTTATATGCAGAAAAGCAAGATTATATGCATCAAATACGACTCTATCTGCATATATATTTGCATTTTATATGCAGATAATTTATATCACAACTAATCCTCTGTCATCATAGACAGATTCGGATGTATCATTCCCGCACCTTATAGCACGGTCAAGCGCCATGACTGTTGCAACGGCACCATCAATCTTTTCTGTTGATTTTGCTTTATCCATTTTTATGTTCCCGGCAGGATCCGTCCTTATGAAGATGTTATCCATCATCCATCGAAGAACAGGATGCCCGCCGTGCGCTATTCTCTTTTCAAGTGTCAGCTTCATCAGTTCTTTTGTCGGAGGAGACATTGAAGCAAAGCCCTGACCGAACGGTACGACCGCAAACCCCATACCCTCAAGATTCTGTACCATCTGTACCGCTCCCCAGCGGTCAAATGCAATTTCGCGGATGTTGAACCGCTCGCCAAGGCTTTCTATGAATTTTTCAATGTAACCATAGTGAACTACGTTTCCTTCTGTCGTCTCCATAAACCCTTTCTTTATCCAGGTGTCATATGGCACATGGTCACGCATTACCCTAAGATCCACATTATCTTCGGGTATCCAGAAATACGGGAGCACAATATATTTGTCCTCGTCGTTTTCCGGAGGGAAAACAAGTACAAATGCTGTAATATCTGTAGTAGATGATAAGTCGAGACCTCCGTAACATATTCTGCCTTCAAGAGACTTCTCATCAACAGAAAACTCGCAGGCATCCCATTTATCCATTGGCATCCAGCGGACCGACTGCTTTACCCACTGATCGAGTCTTAGCTGCCTGAATGCATTCTCTTCTCCTGGGTTCTGCTTTGCTGATTCACATGCAGCTTCAACTTTATCTATCCCAATTGTAATGCCAAGAGAAGGATTGGCTTTCTTCCATACTTCCGGATCAGTCCAGTCGTCATTTACATCAGCGCCATATATTACAGGGTAGAATGTAGGATCTACCTTTCTACCTTCCAGTATGTCCTTTGCTTTCTGATGCGTCTCATAACATATAGAATTGGTGTCGCTTCCAGCTGTAGTTATGAGGAAGTATAGAGGCTGCATCCTTGCATCTCCGGAGCCCTTTGTCATTACATCAAACAGTTTCCTGTTCGGCTGCGTGTGAAGTTCATCGAATACAACACCGTGAATATTGAAGCCGTGCTTGGAATATGCTTCTGCCGATAATACCTGATAGAAACTGTTCGTCGGCTGGTAAATTATCCGCTTCTGCGATGCCAGTATCTTGACCCTCTTTGCAAGCGCAGGACACATCTTTACCATGTCTGCTGCCACATCAAATACAATAGCAGCCTGCTGCCTGTCTGCAGCGCATCCATACACTTCAGCGCGCTGTTCATTATCCCCGCAGCAGAGGAGAAGCGCTACCGCCGCAGCAAGCTCACTCTTCCCATTTTTCTTACTGATCTCAATATATGCAGTGTTGAACTGCCTGTATCCATTAGGCTTTAGGATTCCAAAGATATCTCGCACGATTCTTTCCTGCCAGTCGATAAGCTCAAACGGCTTTCCGGCCCAGGTTCCTTTGGTGTGACAGAGGCATTCTATAAAACCGACAGCATAATCGGCAGCATCTTCGTTATATGAAGATTTCTCTGCCATGAACTTTGTCGGTCTATATTCCTTAAGCTTTCTCAATCATTTCACCCCAATAAAAATAGCAGCCGCAGCTGCTGCACGACCAAAAGAGCATCTTAGCTCTTCTGGCAATCTTTAGTTGTATTCTTTCATAAGTATCGCGAGCGCCGCTTTCGCTTCGTATGTCTCAGGCTTCATGTCCCAACCGCGATCGTAATTTGCGAGGAACTTACTTCCTTGTTTCAGTGTTAGCTTTGATATCCTGCCTTCATCTATCCCATAGACGCTGGACCCGTCATAGTATTTGACCGAGTAGTGGATGATGCAGCTTCCGATTTTCATTGCTCCTTCGCTGTGCATGTCTTTCTCCTTATCTTTTCACCGTCGTCATGAACTCTGCGTCCTTGATTTCGTAGTTTTCGAATCCGCCTGCCTTAAGGTAATCTTCGACCTGCTTCTTTGCCTGGCTTGCGCTGCAGGTCATCACCATGAAGTCCTCTGTAACCGCCATCGGAAGCGATTCCGGCTCGACCGACTCTCCGCCAAAGTTTACTGTGACCTTGTAGCAGTGTCCTGTTTCTGCCGTGATTCCGAATGCCTTGTTAGCTTCTTCTTTCTCCTCCTGCGCTGCGAAGTAGTCGAAGTCTGAAATGGTAATCCCGAGGGCTCTCATCTTTGCGCCTTCAATTGTGATCTTTTCTATGCTTGCTGCGTATCCTGCTCCGCAGGTCTCCGCAGTGCTCCATGTAAGGCTTAAGATTTTCTCGGCTGCTTCTTTCTTCGCTTCTTCGAATCTTGCTGTTGCTTCGTAAAGCTGCTTCTGGAGTTCGTCTCTGTATTCTTTCATGTTCTCTGTCATTTTGGTTCCGTCCTTTCTCTTTGTTAATGTTCTCTTTTGGTATGTACATTAACGCTCTGAAAGGTACATATATCAAGCTATTTCAGAGTCTTTTTATGTATTTCTCTATCAATATACCAGCGTGCTTTTTCAAGGTCCTCGACGTATTTCCCCGGATCCTTTTTGCCGGCACGCGATATGTATTTCACGGCATTTCCAAGTGAGTAGCTGAGCCCTTTAGCTTCGATAAAATCGATTGTCTCTATTCCGCCATCACAGTAATGGTCAGGATGGTTTATGCTATCTCCCATATCAGTCTGCCTCTCCGGTTATGATGAAGTTCACATATTCCTTACGGCTATCCTCGAGATAGTTCACGAGCTCATATAGATTCATTTCGAAGGCAATGCGCTGCACTGCATTTGTATCAAACATATTCGTTCTGCCGGTATCTCTCACCTGCAGGATTTGCTCTTTCACTTTTTCATTCATTTCGTTTTCTCCTGTATGATTTTTATAACGTCTTCTCCCGGTATTACATTGAGGCTTGACCCATTATTCCAGGAAACCATTATGTCTCCAATATCATCTATGCCTGTAATAGTTCCGGTTGTACCTGCTGGAGGCGCCTGCGGATCATTCATTGAAATAAGCTCAACCCTTGTTCCTGCAGGATACATGCTTCTTAACGCAGAAACCATTTCTCTATTTGCTATCTTCATGTTTTGCTCCTCCCTTGAATGCGGATGAACCGCTGAGGTTCTTTAGAAGAATCTTCCTGTCTGCCTTGAACTCATCACCGATGAAGCCGAGCCTTAAAAGAAAACACCGGAATGCGTACTTTTCGTTTTCCACTTCATGGTCGCGTCCGGTGATTCTATTACTCTCTATTGCTACAGCTGCAAGTTTTGATATGAAATGCAGATATGCGTTTGACTCTTCAGGGCTTACGTCAGCTCTAAACCAAGGGAACGATACCTTCTCTCCTCCGACTTCGATCGGAAGGCTGCTGGCTCCTACGGCTTTCTTTATGAGGCTTTCCTTACTGTTTGTAAGGGCCTTAAGCTTTGCAATGTCATTCTCCTTAAACATTGTTCTTGGAAGCTGCACCACCAGGCCGTCCACCTGACCCGTTTCCTTTGGAGTAAAGCCCCTTTCCATCAGACGCTCTGTAAGAAGCTCGAGCTTGCTGTTATCATCGCAGGAAATCGTGCCTTCCTTGTCTACTGTGTAGCTTCCGACCTTATATGCGCATGATGGCATTCCAAGGTAGCTGCTCTTTTCTCCTGTGATCTCGCTGATGCATTTAACCAGATCTTTTCTTTCTGTGCTTTCTTCGAATCTTATTTTCATGTCTTGTACCTCCTTTTTGGTATGTACATTAACGCTCTGAAAGCACATAATATCAAGCTAATTCTGCAGCCTCTTTGTAAGTATATTTCTTTCCGCCGCGAACTACATATACATCTTCTGAAGATCCCGTCTGCTCTATCATGCGGCTCACTACTACGTCGCAGAACTTCTCATCAAGTTCGATCCCGTAGCAGATTCTGTCCGTCTGCTCGCAGGCGACCATGGTACTGCCGGACCCTATGAACGGATCCAGAACGATGCATCCGCTCATTGAAGAATTAACGATAGGATATGCGAGAAGTGGTACCGGCTTCATCGTAGGATGATCGGTATTCTTCTTCGGTTTATCGTATTCCCAGATAGTAGATTCCTTTCTACCGCTGAACCATTTATGCTTTCCTTTCTTCTTCCAGCCATAAAGGATCGGTTCGTGCTGCCACTGATATGGAGACCTGCCAAGAACTAAGCTCTGCTTCTTCCATATGCAGCAGCCTGAAAGATAAAAGCCTGCATCCTGAAAAGCTTTCCTGAAGTTCAGTCCTTCGGTGTCAGCATGGAACACGTATATGCTTGCATCATCCTCCATTACCTTTTCAGTATTAGTGAATGCATCAAGCAGGAACTGATAGAACTTACTGCTCCCCATGTTGTCGTTTTTGATCTTTCCTGCGCTGCCTTCATAGTCGACGTTGTACGGAGGATCCGTTACGACGAGATTTGCCTTGCTACTGTCCATAAGTGCTTCGTATATTTCCTGTTTGGTGCTGTCACCGCAGATCAGGCGATGCTTTCCTATGAGCCACAGATCTCCAAGCTGCGTTACTGCTGGCTTCTTCAGTTCTTCCTCCACATCGAAGTCATCGTCCTGAATGTCATCATCAGTTAATAGCTTATTGATCTCGCTATCATCAAATCCAAGAAGGGTGACATCAAAGTCTACGCCCTGAAGATCTGAAAGTTCAACCGCCAGCATATCTTCATCCCAGCCGGCATTTAGTGCCAGCCTGTTGTCCGCGAGGATGTACGCTTTCTTCTGAGCGTCTGTAAGATTTTCCGCGAACACACATGGTACGGTTTTGTATCCTTCAAGCTTTGCAGCTTCGATCCTGCCGTGGCCCACGATGATGTTGTAATCTGCATCTATTACTGCAGGCGATACGAACCCGAACTCACGAAGAGAAGATCTAAGCTGTGCTATCTGATCCTTGTTATGAGTTCTGGCATTTCTTGCATAAGGAATCAGCTTATCAATATCCACCTGTTCAAATTTCTTTGTATCCATTACTTACCTTTCCTTGACCGAAGCAGTTGCTCCATCATATCGTCCTGCGGGTTTCCCGTGAACGCAGCAGTGCAGTTCTGCTTTACAATGTCGTATATTTCATACCAGAGCAGATTTGCCTGCTTCTGAAACGACTGACTCATCTGTACAAACGGACTTGTTATAGCGCCGCCTGTCGTTGGGTGCTTTCCAAGAAGTCCGTATGTGCTTATAGCGTCCTCGCACTGTATATATCTTGCGAAGCTTTGCGCATATCCTTCAATTAGTCTGTTACTCACGAACTTTTCGCAGCCACGTTCTTCAAGCCACTTCCATGTTTCTCTATATATCTCATCCGCGCCGAGCGGTTTACCGTCACGCTGCTTTGCTGATAGGTATCTGCTCGGGTCCGGCATGTCGCTCCCTTCAAGATCAGCTGGTTCTCCAATGCTGCCAGCTTCGAGCTCTGTCACAGGAAGTTCCATGATCGTAGCCGGTTTTCCTTTACTGATCTTATCCGCCAGAGCCTCCGGTTTATCGCCTGCTCTGACTCTTCTGCCTCCCCTGTTCGTCATATCTTTCGCCAAATTATCACCTCAATTCCTTAAATCCCCCGTTTGAACCGGGATTTTTGTACGCGTGACCCCGCACCGTTGCCCGGTTCCAGCCATTTTAGAGATCTTACCCGCCCCTGGGGGTCAGCGTCTTATTTTTCTGTCTCCTAGCTCGATATGCATCTTCGTATGGCATGACTGACAAAGACTCATAAGGTTCGAAGGATCATTCGTCCCGCCTTGTGATACAGGAATGATGTGGTGCACCTCCTGCATGAGTGTTGCACGCCCTTCGCTGAGGCACCGTTCGCACAGAGGATGCTCCCTTGCGTACTTGTCACGTATCCTTTTCCATGAACGCCCGTATATCTTGTTTACGTCTTTGCTGCGCTCATACCTGTTGTACTGTTTGTCCGTGAGTTTCTTATGCTCCTCGCAGTACCTACCTTCACATAACTTCGGGCATCCGGGATAAGAACATGGACTTAGCGGTTTCCTAGGCATTACCACTCGCACCTCCCGCTATAATATTTGTCTGCTATGTCCATCTGTCGGTCTGATGGCAGGCACCGCAAAAGTTCTTTGCTGTGTTCTCTTGACTCCCGCGCCTCTTCTTTGGTTCTATAGAATGCACATGCTGTGCCGTCACACCGGCAAGCCCTTATTACCCTGCACACTTTTGCACTATCTGCTGCAAAACATTTTTCCATATTGATTCCCTCCAATAGAAAAACCTCCGGGGATTTTACTCCTCGAAGGTTTATCATCTTTTTCGTCAGTATAATACTATCACAAACTCGAACTCTCATTTACTCTCATTTACTCTTATCAGGCATGATTCTGTATATTTCTTTTAATGCTACGCTATGGAGATGGAATACATGCTGCACGCTGTAATACATATCAGTTGCTATCTGTTCCCAGCCTTCAAAACAAAGGTATCTCTTTTCAAGCAGCGTTTGGCATTCCGGGTTCTTCACTTTTTTTATTACTTCTGTGATTTCCTTCTTGAGGTCCACCAGTTCATCTATGTCATGATTGATTTCATTTTCAAGCTCAATGATCTTTATTATCACGTCCTCCATGCTGTGGGTGTTCTTGGTATTACTGACCGGCGCATCATTAAGCGTTGCAGTAGCCTTTGTCGCAAGTGCGTGCAGCGATTCTGTCTGCATTATTTTACTATCGATTCGCTGGTCAATGTGATAAGCCTGACCCAGGTATTCTTTTGCTGTCATATGTATTCCCTCCTGATCTTCTCCATGATCACATTACCGTCGCATCCAGTAAGTTCATAGAACCACTGTGAACGGAAGAACTTTTCAACTTCGATTATCTCTACTGACCTTGCTCTTCCTGGATATCTTTTCTCTCTGCATAAAAGGCTCCTGTAATCCTTTGCAGCTCTTACCACTATTGCCGTTGCAAGCCTTTGGTAAGGATCTTCGTTTTCGTATATCATGGTATAACCTCCAATCGATATATCTTTTTCCGCTAAGCTTATGTTTTCATCCTGTGCTGCAAAGCTGCGTCGTATCATTGATTAGTGCAGGAGGCCGTTAAGCACGGCCTGCACCTCGTCCACCGAGCGGACGACTGTCGCCGTCCCTCCGGCCGCGAGGATTTTTCTGATGGTCGCTTCCTGGAGCTTTGTAGGCTTGCCTTCTTCCGTCTTCACTTCGAATCCATAGAAGTGACCATCGACGCAGGCAATTATATCCGGGATGCCTGCCGTCCCATACATTCCGCCATGCTCCTTCCAGGCAAAGCAGCGCGGCACCGTCTTAAGGTACCTCATTATCCTTTTTACTATGTCCGATTCTGACATTTTTTACCACCTATCTTTCAATGTGTTCCGAAAGAATCGCCATTTTTCAATGGTTGGAACACATAGAACACGAGAAATCCTATTATACTGACTTTTTAATTACAAAAAAACACGTATATGCATATTTTTTTTGTATATATATAGAGAGTTAGAAAAGTCGTGTTCCATGTGTTCCGAATGGCTTGAATTTCCTTCCGTATATGGCGCACCTAGCCGCTGCAGCCGTTGCAAATGCTTCATCCCAGCATTTCTCCAAGTTTTATTCCGTTAAGAACACGTCTGCCGCCCAATCTGTCGATGTCGCGTTCCACATCGCTGCACGCGGAAAGA